CTAGAAGAATTTGAACCTTTATTTAATAGCGAAAAGTACTATTTTATTACTGATTTGTGGGGCGGGCGTGCAGGTGCTCGTTCTTTTCATTTAACGGCTTACGCCTTGCATGAACTTCTTTACAATGAAAAGTTTAGAGGGTTCTTTATAAGGGAAATTCATAGTACAATATACTCCAGTCTATGGCAGGATTTTAAGGATAGATTTGAGGAATATGAAACAATTCACGGAGAACACCCTCATATTCAAATATCTGACAATAAAAATGGCGAAAACTACGCTAAGAACACAATAACAGGCGCAACAATAGTTACTAAAGGATTTAAAGCGGGTTCTAAAACTCAAACGGCTAACTTAAAGTCGTTAGCTGGTGCAACTCATTTGTACATTGAAGAAGCGGAAGAGACCGAATATTTAGCTTTTAATAAGGTAAGGTTGTCATTAAGAAAAAAGGGCGTTCAAATCAAAATAGTTCGAGCCTTCAATCCGCCATATAAGGAGCATTGGATTTGGAAAGACTACGACTTTGTTAAGGTCGAAAAGCATGAGTTAATAAGCCTTATTTTATCCATTTCAAGCGACACTAGAGAGCAAATTGAAGCTCTTGTTAATTTACCCGACAATCATGTTGAGCTGCTTAAGGCTGTTCCAAAGAACGACTATCATTTAAGTATTAACACTAACTACGGCAATAACTATTACAATTTAAACGCTCAAGCTATTAACGACATGGAAGCAATGAAGTATAGTGACTTTCAGTTGTATTGTGTTACTATATTAGGTTTAATTAGTTCAGGAAGTGAGCGAAGCGTTTATAAAAATTGGCAGCGAATTACATTGTCAGAGTTCGAGCAGCTTCATGGCAACCAATTATACGCCTTAGATTTTGGCGATAGAGTTCCAAATGCGCTCCTAGAGCTGAAATTTGATGGTGAATGGCTTTATATTAACGAAATGCTTTACGTTCCTGGTAACCAAGAACCAATATTGGATGCATTTAAAAGAATAGGCGTAAGAAAAGACATAGTAATTGTTGCCGATAGCGCTAGCCCGAATGAAATAACTAAAATAAGGGCTGCTGGATATTTAATTAGAGCGGTCAGTAAAGGACATGACGCCAACGTTTCGGCAATAAAAGCAATTCGGGAATCGAAAGTTAAGTATGTTGGGCATAATTTACATGATGAATATATCGGTTACAAATATGAAGAAAATAAAACGGGTGAACTTTTAAAGGACGAAGTTCCGAAAAAGGGTAACGACCACTTGATGGACGGCATCAAATATGGTAAAATCGGGGAGCGTTACGCTGTTGGGATGAGTACAAAATAAGTTTGGTATTGTGGTATTTAATTACTATATTAGTAATTCTAACGCTAAATGTAAGAACAAAAATTAATAGAAATGAAAGAACCAATTGAAGAAAACGATTATTATGGAAATTAAATTAACAAAACAGCAAATAGAGCTTATTAAAAAACGATTAGAGGAAAACTCAAAAGAAGAAAAAGAACTTCGTGTGAAAGAAAGAAAAAACGAGCCTATAAATGGTTGGGATTTTGTCGCTTTATCAAATGAACGAGATCAGTTGGAAGAACTTGTTAAAAATAGGTGCATTCAGTTGTAATTCTGCTTAAAAGGATAAATTAATATACATTTTGTCCTTTACTAAACCCTTTACTAAATTAGTAAGGGGGTTTTTTTATGTCAAAAAGGCAGTTAAAATATTAATACTATCTTTGCTAAGTGCATTTAAAGCACCTTTAAAAGATAAAAATTAATGGCGTTTAATTTTCTAAGTCCTTCAACATGGTTCAATCAAGACCGAAACTACGAGTTTATGCCAAAGCATCAACTGAGGTTCCAGTGTAATAGCAACGTTCTTGAATATAATCCTATGGCTTTTTACAAGTCTAATCCAGCAGTATTTAACGCTATTGACACGAAGTCAAAAATTGCTGGAAATGCAAAGCTATACTTTCAAAAAAATGATGGAACTATTTTAGATCAACATCCTTTATTAACTCTTTTAAAAAACCCGAATCCTTATCAAACGGGTGAGGACTTCATTAAGGCTATTGTAGTCACAATGTCAGTATATGGCACTTCGCATCCTTACGTAGTTAAAAGCCCAGGCGTTAATGCTTACGACAAGATAAAGTTAACGGTGCTTGATAATGAGTATTTAGATATAGACATAAAAAAAGATTACATATATCAAATGCTTGTTTTTGAAAACATTGAGCCTAAAATCTTGTATAAGGATAGCAAAGGCAAAGCACGTGATAAGGTAATTGAATTTGAACAATTGCTTCCAATCTTTGATACCACGATTTTAGAAAATCCTTTACAAAGCGAAAGCAGGTTAAAGGCTTTGATACTACCTATCTCAAATATTCAAACCGCCTTAGAAGCTAAGAACACTATTTTAAGCAGCCCAACAGGAATTGGCACGTGGACTTCTGATATTACCGATGCTAATGGACGTCTACAATTAACACCGCAAGAACATGAGGAATGGGAGCGTGAAATGAATCAAAGTAATTCAGCTCGAACGGGTAAAAATGCAGTAAGATTAAGCCGAACGCCTGCAAAATTTACTAATACAGCACCAAAGTTCAGCGATTTACAGATAAACGAAAACTTGCGTAATGACATATTAATGATTTATGATGCGTTTAATTTACCTAAAGAATTTTTAGCTTCTTTAGAAAGTGGAAGCACCTTTGAAAACCAAACACAAGCTTATAAAAGATACTTGCAAGGTGCTGGTCAAGAGTTAATTGATAACGTGGTTAACACTTTAAACTCTTATTTCAATGATCCAAGTGGTAAATTAATAGCTAAATACGACCATTTACCTATAATGCAAGAAGATGAAAGCATTAGAAATTCAGCTTTGAAAACTAAGCTTGAGGTTCTTAATTTAGCTTTAGCGAGCGGGGCTATTGATATCAATGAATACAGGCTTAAAATTGTAGAAGATTTACAACTAGGTGAGCGTGCCGAAATAGAGCAAGATAACCCAGATGACACGGCAAAGTTATTGTTTTCAGCTTCTTTAAATTTAAGGGGCAGCGTTGGAGGTGTTACAGGTATTATAGCGTTAAATACTAGCGTTTCGCAAGGGGCTTTAAGTCGTGATTCGGCAGTTAATATTTTAGTTGAAGTTTACCAATATGAAAGAAGTATTGCGGAAACTTTAATCACTCAACAAATAAACATACAATGATAGATGTAAATAAATTAGAATTGTTAGCCGAGAAAAAAACGACTTCAAAGTCGATTAAAATCGCTATTGAAAAAAAAATACTATTATTACAAGATAAAATGGTTAAAAAATGAGCTACAAAATTAAGCAATATAAAGATAAAAATTTTGAAACCAAAATGGATATGATTTCTTTTATTAAAAAAAACAAAGAAGAAATGATGTCTATTAAGAAAGCTGAATATAAAACTAAAGCTGAAATTGAAATAAAAAGTGATTTGGTTGTAAAAAAATATGAAGGTTTAATTGAAGATATTACGGGCGATTACATGTTAGTAAAAACACTTATAAATAGTACTAACGTTATTGATAGTCATTTAGACTTGCACTTTAAAGAAACGTGGAATAAAACGGTTAAGGACAATCCGTTTTCAACACATTTGCAAAGTCATAATGCAGATTTTAATTATTTAATTTCGAGTAAAGCCAAAAATTATAACGAAGAAATGAACTTCAAAGATTTAGGTTTAAATATTGACATGTTATTTAATGCAAATATTAATGAATTTGTATTAAGAAGAAAAACATTGCCATTGATGTTTGATAAGTACAAAAATGGAGAGGTAAATCAACACAGTGTCGGAATGTTATACGTGAATTTAGAGTTATTTATGGCAGATGAAGATGACGAAAAAGCAATGCAAGACTTTAATGAAGTATTAAAAAAGGCTATAAACCCTGAAATAGCACTTGACTATGGTATGGTTTGGGGCGTGAAAGAAGCCAAAAAAAGAGAAGGTAGCGCAGTTGTTTTTGCAAGCAACAGCATTACTCCAACATTATTTGTAAAGAATTATGAGCCGTCACAAGGCACTCGTAAGGACTTATTTATAGAGCCGTCAAAAGACACTCAAGAAAGTATTCAATCATTTTATAAAAAATTATTAAATTAAATTATGGAAAACGTAGAAAAATTAGCCGAAGACTTAAAAGTTAGGCTAGAGGGGTTAGAGAAAATGTCAAAGGATAATGACATCGAACTAAAATCCTCGAAGAAAGAAGTTGAAACACTTAAAGCCGAGTTGGCTAAAGTTTCGAGTAAAGATGAATTAAATGTTTTGGAAAAGTCTTTTGAAGAGCTGTCAAAGGCTTTTGAAAAGTCTAAAACGGGTACAAATGAAAAGGAATTACCAACGTTAAAAGAAGCTTTGTTTTTAAACAAGGCAAAATTTGAGTCCTTAAAAGAAAACAAAGGGTCAAGCTTTGAAATTACATATAAGGCTACTCAAGCTCCAGCGGATATTGGTTCAAGAGCCAGTTTGGGATTAATGTTACCAGGAATTGGTAATAAGCCATTTAGAGCGTTTAGCGTTTTAGAATTGTTTCGTAGAGTTCCCGTAACTAAGGAATTTATTAAGTACTACGAGCAGGACACCGTTACAAGAGATGCAAAAGTTGTTGTTGCTTGCGCAGCTTCTACCCATACCTCTAAAATTACTTGGATAGAAAGAGTTTTGCAAATTACTAAAATCAGAGATTTTGTTGATATTTGCCTTGATATGATGGATGACTACGATTTTGTATCTTCTCAAGTTGATAATTTATTAAATCAGTCAGTAAAGGGCAAAGAAGAAAGTGAAATTTTATTAGGTACGGGAACGAATCCTAGCGACATTTTGTCTATTGAAACAATCTCTAGCGAATTTGACGCTGAAAACGCCTTAGCTCCATTTGACGGTGCTAATCAAACGGGCTTTCAAAGTCCTACTTTAGCTGAATTAACGGGTGCAATGAAAGCGCAAATATACACATTTGGACAGCAAAACGCATGGAACGCAGACACTATCCTAATGAATTATAGCGATTTTGTTAGATTCCAGCACGCTAAAAATACTGAGGGAGATTATTTGCTACCTAATTTTGTTTACACTAACGGAGGCGTTTTAAACGGAATGCAAGTTGTTACTAGCCCGCTTGTTGCTCCAAATACTCTTTATGTTTTAGATTCTACAAAAGGCGAAATTTTGGATAGGAATCAAATTACTTTAGAGTTTTCTTACGAAAATAAGCAGAACTTTGAACAAGAATTAGTTACTGCCAAGGCTGTGGAGCGTATGCAATTTCACGTATCTATAATTAATAGAGATGCATTTATGAAGTGTGAAGACATTGGAGCTGCTTTAACTGCAATAACTAATGTAGCCGTATAATGATTGAAGTAGAATTTACACGAAATTACGCACCTCACAAGAAGGGTGAAGTAAAAGAGTTAAGCAATAAGATTGCTGAGTTCTATTTATCTATTGATGCAGCCTTTCGGTTAACTCACAAAAAAAAGGTAAGTCTTGATGGCTTACCTATTTTGGAGAAAGTTAAAAAAAAGGTAAAAGCAATAAAAAAAGTAAAATAAGATGTTTATAGATAGCGCCATTTTTAAAGGAGAACTTCACTTGGTATTTAACCGTGATTCAAACAATTGCATTAGTACAACGCAATTGGATTGGTTTATTGATGAATATGAATCGGATATTTTACAATCATTACTAGGTCAACTATACTTTGAATTAGTTGAAGCTAAAGAAGCTGGTTTAATTGTTTCGGGATCGAAGTGGGAAAAACTTTTGGATGGTGCTATTTATGAAATAGACGGGGAAAAATACAAATGGAAGGGTTTAAAATACCTAATTGCATGTTTCATTTATCTTCGCTTTGTAAATAATCAATCAATATTAGTTACTAAAGCGGGTGGTAAAATACCCGAATTTGAATTAGCTAATAACGTTTCGATTAAAGAAAAAGCGGTTTTGAATTGGAATAAGGCAACTAAGTTGACAAAGCCCTCACATTGTTCACGATCTTACTACGATTATTTTTATGGTGATTATGTTTTGAAGAATTTTAAGGGCAACACGCTTTTACATTTTTTATCGAATAACGACTTTGAAAATTATTGTGTGGAATTTTACGATGGAGGAATGATTAATGGATATAGATAACAAGATAGTAGTTGAGCAGATAGGTTACTTAGTTAACTTGCTTCGTGAAAGCGGAAAAGTTAACGTAGTTACTGCGGGCGTAAGTCCTTTAGATACCTGCGATAGAGTTATTTATGATTGCGGAACTTGCGAAAAAGACTTAACTGTCGGATTGCACGAATACACAATAATTAACCCACATTACTATTTCGGTAATCAATTTGAAATACAAAGAATTTTAGACGCAAAAGATTTATCATTTGCCACTAAATACCCTTGTATCATTTTGGAAATGCCTTTTACCGAATCTGTTGGCGTGCAAGGTGTGCGTGCAAATATTCGATTACTGCTTTGCAACTACATTGATTCAGAAGATGTGAATGGCAATCCCGTATATTCTCAAGCTTATCAAGAACGATTTAAGCCCGTTCTTTATCCTTTATATGACAACCTAATTAAGAAGTTAGAAAGTAGCAACATAGCACGAAGCTATGAAATTACCTCAAAAACGGACAGACCTTTGTTTGGAGAAACTAAATTGGTTTCTTCAGATTATTGGGATGTAATAGATTTGAGATTATCAATATTATTTAACCAAAGTTGCAAGCATGAAGTGTGCGAGCAGCTAATTTATAACAATTAAAATTTAAAAATTATGCAAAAATCAGATAACTGCGCTGTGGGTTTCACAGATAATTCAAGCGCAACTTGCGAGTTTAACCCTGCTCTAATTAGAGGGTTTGTTTTATCAAGAGATGTCAAGAAAAAATTACCAGCCATATTAAGTAAGGCTGCTCTCGTTGATTTAATTGCTTCGAGAGAAATTTATTTAGTTAAAGGATTTATTGATGCTCCTGAAAACGAGGTGTCAACAGTTGTAACTTCAACTACTGGCTATGGTGCTACTGTTGTAACGTCAAATGACACGAATGTTAAAGTAACGTACAACTTGCCTTATTCGCAATGTCAATTTAGACAGTTACAAGGATGGTCGGGTGTAGTAGTTTCAGTTTTTCCAATTGATTCAAACGACAATATC